TCGTCAGCAAGTATGCACTTCTAAATTTAACGGTTTTGCTAATGAGTGGATAGATAAACCAGATGCAGAAGAAGCGGTAGCTAATGTACTTAAAGATATTGTTATACGTTATGCATTAAATGATTGCATAGACTTACCTGAAACATCTGTACGTACTATGTATACAAACCTATCTGCTAAAACTAGAAAAGCATACAACACACTGTCTGAAGAGTCAGTTTTGTACACACAACAAGGGACTATAAACGCTGTAAATGCAGGAGCTAGAGTTAAGAAGTTACTACAATTAATTACAGGTGCCATTTATGACCAGGAAGGTAATGTACAATTTGTTCATGAAGAACGTTATGAACTTATTATGGACCTTATAGAACAACGTAAACATTCATTAGTTGCATTTAATTGGAAACATGAGCGCGACAATTTAATAGAATTAGCAGAAAAACGTAAACTTACATATGCTGTTATTGATGGAGATGTGAATGTAAAAGAGCGTAAAACTATTGTAGATAGATACCAAAATGGACATATACAAGTCTTGTTTGCACACCCACAATCAGCAGGCCATGGGTTAACACTTACTAAAGGCACATGCACAATATGGTCTTCTCCTACATATAATGCAGAACATTTCCAACAATTTAATAGGCGTATACATAGAGCGGGGCAAACACAAAAAACAGAAACAATACTTATAGCAGCTAGAGATACGTGGGAAGAAGCAGTTTATGACAAATTAAATACTAAAATGGGTAGAATGGAAAATCTATTACAAGTACTATGTGATTTATCATGAAAAAATTAACTCTAGATTTCGAAACAAAAATAGCTATTGATTGTTTAACCGAACTACCAAAAAGTGCTCTAGCTACTGCTTTAGTATTTGCAATAGCTGAAAACCTATCTGCAGATAACCCACCCTCCGATGAAGGAGAAATGAACCTTGTCTTATCTGAAGCTTCTATGCAAGCAGTACAATTAGCAGAAGGTATTGACATAATATTTAACTCAACAAAAGAAATAACGAGGCATTAATATGGAAGAAAATTTAGATGATTTAATGAACAAGCTTACTGATATGCGCGAAGTTATAGCATCAACCGAACAAGGTTTAAAAGAGCTAAAACAACGCAGGACTGATCTAGAAGCTAAACTAATTGCTAAAATGAATGATCAAGGACTTGATCGTATAGGCAATGATCGGTGTTCAATTTCTGTGAAGACAGAAGTTGTTCCTACAGTAGAAGATTGGGATGCAGTGTATAGACACATACTCTCTACGGAGCAGTTTGAGTTGCTACACAAACGCATGTCAGCCTCTACTTACCGAGAATTTCTCTCCCTGGACATGGAGCTCCCTGGAGTGAAACCAACGGACGTGGTTCGTATTAACTACAGATCACGATAACATTAACGATGAAATAAGGAAGAAGAACTATGGTTGAATCAACAGCAATAGAACTCGTCTCTAAAGACGTTCCAGCTCACGTAACGAAAGGTACGGGCTTAGGTAATGAAGAAGTGGGTAAAGACCACCTTCAAACACCTAGAGTCAAGCTAATTCAAACAATGTCAAACGAAGTGGACCCTAATCACAGCGAATACATTGAAGGGTTAGTCCCTGGCGATTTCATAAATAGCGTAACTAAAGAAAACTATGGTACCGAGATGTATGTCTTGAATATCAAGTTTACTGAAGATTTCGTTGTTTGGAAAAAGCGTGAGATCGGTGGTGGTTTAATAGGTAATTTCAAAAGCCTAGCAGAAGCTACTGATTATCTAACATCTCAAGATTTAGATGTCGAACAGCATGACATAATACAGACTCAGTCTCATTTATTAATGCAGAAAGACGCTAAGACTGGAGTGTTAGGTATACCTTTTATTATGGACTTTGCATCTTCTAAGTTGCGTGTATCACGCTCTTGGAATTCACAAATCCAAACTAAAGGTGGCGATCGTTTTGCTTCTCTATGGAAAATGAAATCAGTACAAACAGCCAATAAAGCTGGACAAAAGTTCATGAACTTAGGTGTCGAGTTTGAAGGTTGGACGACTGAAGAAGATTACATAGAGGCTAAAAAGCTTTACGAAAGTCTATAAGCTTAGCTTATGAATGAACATTCGTTCATTAAATCTATACACACAAATGTATCCCGCGATGTATTTGTGTGGAAGATTTTAGATAAATACCAAGGAGGTGTCCCAGATACATTTTATTCGGGCCCTTCTGGGTATTTGTTTATAGAATATAAATATGAATCTAAACTACCAAAGAAATCTACCACTAATATAAAGATTGCACTTACAGAGCTCCAGCGCACCTGGTTAAGTAGAGCTCAATCTCATCGCCATCTTGCATACATAGTACTAGGATCCCCTGCCGGGGTGTACATCACAGATGATATTACCGAAAAAGAAATTACAAAAGAAAGACTAGTAGAAGAATCCATTACAAAAAAAGAATTTATTAGTAGAATAGAAATGGTGTGCTTGAAAAATAGCCCAATATTATAGGAGTTAATATGAAAGGAGACCCAGTTAATAACCCCCCGCATTACAATCAAGGCCTTATAGAATGTATAGATGCTATACGAGCCATGCTTAGTCACGAAGAATTTATAGGCTACTTACGTGGTAATTCATTGAAGTATCGTTGGAGATTTCGTTATAAGAATGGTGTGCAGGATTTAGAAAAAGCTGAGTGGTATGAAAACCGCTTAAAAGAAGAGCTAAATAAATTAGACAAACACTAGAAAAAGTGTAATATTATCAAAGCTATAGGCACGGAAAACTGAAAAGTGGAGGTTTTATGTGTAAAGTAGCGACCCTAAACGGCGAATGTCAGAGTCTTTCTGATAGCCCTTGTATCGGTTGGTGTACCACCAGACAGTTCGGAGACGAACGTTGTAAAGGTTGTGGTAGGCTAGAATCCGAAGTTCAGCAATGGCAAGAATACACCCCAGTAGAAAAGAAACTTATTAATATAAGGAACGCTGGAGATGGTTTTACTATTAGGCAGTGTGTGCCGGTAGGCTGGAGACCTTCTCCTATTAAATCTACCGTACGAGAAAAAATATAAGGGCTATAAATAGCCCATTACTTATTAGTAAAGGAAAAAAAGGGCCTGATACATAATGCATCAGGCCCTTTAGTTTCTCATGGGAGGGAGAAATTCTTACGATACGTAAACCCACATTTCTAGTGTTCCGGTTGCAACATCCCCTGCTGGGTCTACTTCAACAATGATATCAATTGTATCATCAGAAGTGTAAGTAACAGGAGCAACATCAGCATCCATCTCATCAGCGGTACCACCCTGTCCTGCTGTTGAAGCAGCGATATACTTATCAGTATCTCCGCCATCACCAACACCATAGACTAAGTCTGTACCTGTATCTAAATCACTAGATTTGATTTTTACATCATGAACTGTTTCACCCGCAAAAACGTCAACCATTTGGTAAACGTCACTAGTATTAGGTGCAGCAGTTACTGAGTATTTGGCATATCTAACACCTAAATTCCCATCAGGGAATGGTTTAAATACTTGATTGCCATTAATTTGATCAGAAGTAAATGTAGCCATTTTTATTCCTTATAATATAATTAAACAAATGTACTTATGTACATACATTGAACATAGTGCCTTTTTAGCATATGTCAACTATTATGGAGAATAAATTTGTCTACTTATGTCTACGTTAAACGTAGCAAAATTCGTTACAACTATAAGAACCCTAGAAACGTAGAGTTTAAAAGAGTTCCTATGGCTACAGCCTTTAATATGTGTCACCGAAAAGATATTGGGTGGGAGCGTGCAAAAAAAGGTGAATATGAAGCGTGGTTAGAAGCCACAAAGAAAAAACGTTAGAGGTATAAAGTAGCTTCTGAAAGAGCTATTAAGATTGGGAACATGCCTATAGTTGATACCATTATTATTATTCCTTTACACAACTCCATTACGCTGCGCATTATATAGATATTGATTTTACTTATCAATATCTATAAGTCAGATTGATGTATATTTTATAATAAAGTGTCGCCTGGTTGCCAATTACAAGCAGTAAGCCCACCAGCTTTCAATGCTTGTAAGGTTCTGACTATTTCATCAATATTCCTTCCAGTATCTAAAGCATTAACTGATATATGTTGTATGGTATTGTCTGGGTCCACAATAAAAGTAGCTCTAAAACAAACACCATTTTCATCATCAACAATCCCTAATTCATTGGATAAATATAAACCTGTATCAGCAACTAAAGGATGAACAATATTTTTTATCTGCTCATTAGTTTGCTTCCAGTTTAATTTACAGAATTCATTATCACCACTAAACCCAACTACTTCCACACCCTCAACTTCATCTCCTATTCTATCCATTTGTTGGATTTCAGTAGGGCATATGAATGTAAAGTCTTTTGGGTAAAAATAGAATACCGACCACTTATCTAAATAAGCTGATGAATCTATGGGTTTTATAGTATTAGAACCATCGACCCCTTCAAGTTTGAATGGGGGGAACTTCTCATTTATCTGTATCATATTTATGCGTGTTGTGCTTTTTTGTTTCTTGGGAAAGACCTGTTGGCACTCGCACTACGCCGTAAAGTATTCCCAGGACTATTATCAAGAGGGTTATTGTTTCTATGATGTATGTCTTTACCATCTCCTTTTTTTGCAGAACCATCTCTAATAGCATCTTGGCGGGCTTTATTCCTCCCTGCCCTTCGTTTCTTCTGTTCGGCTTTGGCGTGGTAATTAGCGTACTCCTGCTTATAATTCCTTTTATAATTCTTACTACTAGGCATTTTTAAATTCTTCCCAACGCATAAAGGTCCGTGTGTCGTGGTCCCAGAACCACCCTATATAGCAGTTATCCACTTAAAGGGTTCTCCCCACTTTTTTCTAGTTCTTTTTCTAGTTTCTTTAGCCCATCTTGTAAGTACTCAACCTCTTTCTGTAGGGCTGTAATCTTATTACCTGCCCCATTAGACACCTCAGAAATGGTTTTTAATGAAGGGTTAATACCATCATCTATGCTTTTATTTATATATTCTACTGATTTTTCGATAGCCGCAAACCGTTCTTCAATGGCTTGTTGAGCGTTTTCAGTATCTCCAATACCACCTATCTGTGCTTCTAAGTTCTCAAGTCTATTTATGTAAGTGGCCCCGGTATATCCGAAACCAGCCAAAGTACCTACTATACTTACTAAGGCTATAAGTTGAGTTGTTTTATTTTCAAACCATTCCATTTTCGCTCCCAATTAATAAAATTAAATATAACCAGCTTGTACAATAGATAACATAAATAGCTCCATCTATTATACGTTCTCTCATTATAAATCTGGTTGTAAGTTTACCATTTCTCCAAGTCTATTCAAGTTTGTTCCAGCTAATTGATAAAAAGCTTGTGTATTATCTGATATAACAGAATCAGCATATATTGCTCTAGGCTCATACCAAGTATCTTGGGTAGGGATTTGTACCTCTTTATAGGCATCAAACCCTACTACATACCCTAGATAAGCTACTAGGGTTGATTGGTCTCCATACTCTCCTGTCTCTTGTTGTTCTGTCTCTGCTTGTTCTTGTTGTGCTTCTATATTTTGAGCTACTATTTGCTCTGCTATTTGGTCTGCCTCACTAGCTGTCATAACTCCTGATACTGCTGTATCTATCTCACCTTGCATATCTTGGACCTGAACATCGGCCATGGCTACTTGAGGTGTACCATCAACATCTGGCAGTGCGTTAATTGTCACGGTTGTACTACCAGAGGTACCTGTATCTGAGCTCATGGATAATATTTGTTGTGTCTGTGCAGATGCAGATGCAACTTGATCAGATAAACTAGGGGAGCTTGTTGTGCTTACCCCACCTGTGGAGGACATAGAAGCCCCAGAAGAACTGCTTGTAACAGTAGAAGTACTAGACCCTCCACTAGACCCTCCAGAGTATACAGAGCTTGTACCACCTGCACTATTTACACTAGAGGAATAACTATTCCTAGCTGTTTGCATTGTGCTAGCAACAACATCTAAAGCAGATATTCTCACTGAGCTTCTTTCCTCACCTACTTCTTCTTCGTTTTCGGCGAGGATTTCTTCGATGTTTTCTTCGGACTCGATTTCTTCTTCGGCTTCGATTTCTTCGGCTTCGGCGATGCGTTCTTCACGACTTTCTGTGAGCTCAATGATTTCATCAGCTTCTTGAATTTCGTCCATCGTTTCTTCAAACCATTCTTCCAAGTCTTCAATAGACTCGAACTCTTCGATTCTTTCTTCTTCATGTTCTAATTCCTCTCTAATTATTGTTTCAAATTCAAATATATCAATAAGCTCATCAGTGTTAATTATATCTAAAATAGCTAAAGGCTCATCAATACGTTCAAATACTATATACTCTTCTTCTATAAAAGGTAAATCCTGGAGGGTTTCTTCTATAGGGATAAACTCTTCAAAGTATTCTTCAAAGACCATTTCTTCTTCCCCCCACCCAAATATGTCATCACCACCAAAAGTTATTTGCAGCTCTTCATATTCTTCTTCATACCCAACGTAGTTAAACTCTTCAAATGGTTCTTCAAACCATTCTTCTTCTATATAGTAATCGTCATAGTTTGTTTCTTCTCCATAACCATAATCAAATTCTTCTTCTATAAAATAAGCAACTGATGCTTCCTGTGTATAACCCGCACAGAAAGGAGCATATTGTGGGTCCTCATCACACTGCTGGTCATCATAAGCCTCCCAATATAAAGGGCATGAAGTACTGTGTAATGAATCTAATCCACATTGTTGGGTTAGATAAGCTGCTGCGTAACCTGAGCAACTAGCGTCGTTCAGGGGGTCACTACAGTCCACTGCATTGCCTGATCCCTCTCCATATAGACTGCCACCTCCCTCTAGAGCGGTGTTACTAGCTGTACTATTCCAGTTGGTGTTTACACATGTACCAGCAACATTGGTTGTACCTGTGTTACATTCATCGTGGAAAAGGTACGTATAAATATCTGAAGTAGTTGGACCTTGCTCTCCTATTAAAACATCATGGCTAATAATATCCAATTCACCATATCTATATTCAAATGTATTATTAGGATATAGCCAAACTTCTATGCTGTTATCAGAATTAGCTCGGTTGTATTCCCTCATGTTATACCAACCAAAAATGGTGTAGTCATCAAAGGCTTTGGCTCTCATAGCTGAACCATTATCTTTGATTAGGTCAGTCCAAAATGGAAATAAAGTATTTGTATATTGTGGTAATGGGTCAGGGGTATAGTCCCCACAATAACTGCCTGTTAGATTAAAGTGCAAACAGCCATTGGTAGCCATTCTAGCTTTGGTAAAATCATTACCATAAAAGGTAAATGTAAAACCTAAGTCAAAGGCTGCTGATACTGAATCATCATTTGAACCTAGTCCTGTTGAGCCTGATGAATTGGTTTGTAAATCGTATAAGGCTTGATTAGCTTCATATATGTATTGTGAGTTACCTTTAGATGCAAATACTAAAGCGGCAACAGACAGAACAGTTGCCAATACAATACTAAGCTTGTTCATTAGCTGCTATGAAATTCTTTCTCACAAGTAAGTCTTGATTTCTTTTTTCCATTAGAGTTTCTTGTTCTTTTACATTTACTTATGAACTTCGCTCTAACTTCTTCATAGTCAGGTCTGTCTATTTTATTTTCTTTCCAGTATTTACTAGCTTCTTTACCTATCTTTCCATACGCTGGACAAGGTGTGCCGGCCATTTCCATCGCTTGAAAAACACGTGGGTCCTGGCAAAGTACACCTACAGACGCTACTTTCATACCAGTATCGTACAAATATTTAGAGAGCTTTAACCTTTCACAGTTCTCATCTCTAATAGTTCTCCCACCTGATATACCAAAGACCTGCCCTTGAAACGCGCCAGACCTTCCAGTAGTACATAAGTCTTGGCTATAGCTCATAATACTAGGAGCAATAGCAGAAGCGGGAGGGGCTTTACTAGTTATTTCCTGTTTGATTGTCTGGGTTGAGTTGCTTTGGTTTATATTTCTATTTGTATTATCAGATTTTGAGTTGTTATTGTTCTGATTAACATTATTTGTTTGCACATTTGACTCAGACTTACTCTCATTTTTATTAATATTAGTATTATTATTTGTATTATTGTTTGTATTTGTATTGTTGGACGTACTTGTGGATGTGTTAGTGTTGTTTGTAGTACTTGTATTAGTAACATTCTGATCCACACTTGAGTTTACTGTACTTGTAGAAGTATTTACGTTTGTGTTTGTGCTGTTATTGGTATTAGTAGCCGTACTAGTACTTACATTAGTGTTCGTATTAGCATTGGTATTGGTATTAACGTTAGTATTATTGTTTGTATTAGTATTAACGTTGGTATTATTGTTGGTATTTGTATTGGTGTTAGTACTTGTATTGGTATTTGTATTGGTATTTGTATTGGTATTTGTATTAGTATTTGTATTGGTATTAGTATTATCCGTGGTTGTAGTGTTAGTTGTTTCTAAACTATTCTGCTCACAATACTGTTCACCAGCTGTACAGTCACCTGTTTGATCAGCTAGTGTGGTG